GAACCCACGACATTCAGAACCACAAGCGGAATATCTTGCACATGTAATATTCTGATATATAGCGATTTTATCATTTGTTACTTATACCCTGCTAAATATATGCTAAAGTTTCTTCATACAACCGAGTACTTGAAATACGTGCGTAATCAGCTTTACAGGAATATCCTGTGACTGATATTCTTCTGACTTATTGACTGGAACAAGATGGAGGTAGTCATCACCCTTTGGTGACTTGGTAACGAGTTTTACCGTACGCATATCCTTTGTGACAATACCATACACCTCGCCATAGAGGAGGAACTCTCTCCAATCGTAAAGTTGCTTAATTGCTATTATATCCCCATTTGAGATTAGCGGCTCCATGGAGTGACCAGAAATGTTACACCAACAATCTGCATCTTCGTATTTCTTGAAGTCGACGAGGTACTCTGGGTTTATTGTTTGGTCGTTGATGATAATATCGAAACCTCCTAAGAAGTCAACGTTATAGTACGGCTTGCCGTGCGTATAACTGATTGTAGGGGTATTCTCCACTGATGGGGCATCTGCCGCTACGGGGACATTATTGTCGCTATCTGTAAGGAACATAGAGCCTTCACCATTTACAAGCCATTTATACGAAACATTAAGATTATCACATATAGCACTTATTAATTTCGGTGCTACATTCCTATCTCCGTTGAGTATTTTAGACAAATTAGACTGATTGAAATCAATCATCTTTGCAAACTTAGATGGAGATACATTCTCGTGTTCAATGAGTATTTTAATCCTCATTACAATATTCTTATTCTCCATGTTGAAATGTTTTTATTTGTTAAAAGAACTATTTTGTTTTGCTTTTTCTTGTTTTGTAAGTTCAAAAGAACTAACTTTGCAATCGCATTTGGTCAAGAAATGCGACTGACATTGCTAAATTATCCCATTTGGGAGTTTAGATATTTCACCTCTGTAAGGCTTGACCACTTGCAGAGGTTTTTGTTTATATACAACCGACCTCAATTCTACCTTTCACGACCACAGCCGCCTTGGGGTAGTCTTATTTCTCGCAAAGGGAGCAAGCGAGGGCGCAGGATATGAGTGAGGATGCGCTGCAAGACGATGACAATATCGGAATGCCTCATGTCACTTGTTGAATTTGTCTTAACAAGTGGGCGAAGAACGGCGACGAGAACTCTCGGTATAAAGTTCAGAGCAAAATCCCTCCCGTTATGGGTAAGGGTGGATTCTGCTCTTTCGACTCCTCTTCCTCTGGTATGTTTATTCTTTAATTATTATAGTTTGGGCGCATTTTTTATGAACGAATTAAGAATTTTTGAAAACCCACAATTTGGGAAAGTAAGGACGTCAGAGACAACGGATAATCCATTGTTTTGCCTTGCCGATGTGTGTAATGCTCTTGGACTGCAACAAGGGCACGTAAGGGAGCGACTTGATAAGGGGGTCGTTTCAACCGAACCCCTTGTAACGGCAGGAGGTGTACAAAATGCGAACTTCGTAAACGAAGACGGCTTGTACGATGTGATACTTGACAGTCGTAAACCCGAAGCGAAAGCCTTTCGTAAATGGGTTACTAAGGAGGTTTTGCCGTCAATACGTAAACATGGTGCGTATATGACTGATAATATCATAGAACGCACATTAACCGACCCTGACTATCTTATCCAACTCGCTACGGCTCTCAAAGATGAAAGACAGAAGCGTATTGAGGCGGAACAATCTGTAAAAGCTGCTCAACCTGCTATTAACTTCACAAATGCCGTCAGCGGTTCTGTATCTTCCTGCTTAATTGGAGAACTCGCAAAGCTAATCAATCAGAACGGCACTCCGATGGGAGAAAGACGACTATTCCAATGGATGCGAGATAACGGCTATCTCGGCACGAAAGGAGAACGATATAATATTCCTAATCAGAAGTACGTTGATATGGGCTTATTTGAACTTAAAAAGGGCGTGCGAAGTGGTAGTAATGGTGTGCTGCACACGACTATCACGACGAAAGTGACGGGCAAAGGGCAAATTTACTTTGTAAATAAGTTCAATACCTATTAGAAATCGGTTGTATCAATAAGTCAAAGAATGAGCATATTTGATATGCTCTTTTTTTATATAAAGGTGTATTTGTAAATGAACCTTTTGTAATGTTAAATATTAGTTAAACGAACTAAATAATTAGTTCAAAATTTGTTTGATAAGTTCAAAAGAACTACCTTTGCATTGTAAACAATTTAGTACAACAGCAAAGGTAAACCTTTTAGTTGAGAAAAGCAAGTGTTTACAGCGATTTTTGAACTATTGAGACAAAAAGATATTGAAAATGAAAGGCTGCAAGCGAGACTAACAATCCGTGACCTTGCAGATGGCAGAAGTAAATATAGAACTTAAATGACGCTACGAAAACCCTCTATACGTAAGAGAGTAGGCAGGTTAGGGGTCTGTCTCGCTAAATGAATATATAACGCACACTGCGAATGAAATAAGGTCGCTACTATTCGATTAGGGTGTGCGTACGAACTAATTAAAACTTACGATTATGACAAAAGAAGAGTTAGAACTACTGAAAGATAAAATCATAGACGTATGTGTTGATGCTGGGCGTGATGGCAGCGGCATTGAAGACTGCGTATGTTTATATGAAGATGACCGCTTCAATGATACACCCTACGCTAATATCGATTGCTCTATCGATGTTGACGGCTATGATGAAGATGATTTTCACTGCGGTTATGGTAATGGTACAGGTGCATACGTGGTAACAGATGTATGTGTATCATTGAAGGTTGAAGCCTTCGATAAAGACGATACCCCAGTAGATGTTGATGAATATGAATTAGAAGAAGCAATTAAGTCATGTCTATATTAATACATTTATTTATGTCAGTCGGTGCATTAACTTGCACCGCTGCCGTTGCTAAATACATTTGGCAGGCAAAAGGGTGTTTTAAAGTGGTTTTTCACGATTTAAAAGATGAATGGTATGGCAGAAGATAATAAAAGTCTTTTCGATATTTTCGAAGACATAAAGGCGTTAAAAGAGGATTTCTTGATTGAAGCTGAAAAGTTCAAGAAAGAGTATCAGTCGAAGAAGTTGAATTTTGATTTTCTTAATAGTATTATTTCGTAATATATTTGAATTATTGTTTATGATTTACCTACGGTTCGTGAGAATAGTAGGTTTTTACCCTACAAAGGGCGTTTAACGCAATGTGTATGGTTCGAGTCCATACGTGGGGACAAAGTTATAATTAGGTTAGTAGTTTTAATCATGGTCACTCCTCATGGTTCGTGAGAATAGTGAGGATTTTAAGGGCATCTATGGTAGTTTAGTGGGGTTCGAGTCCTCAATGCCCACGAAACAAAAAATAATTATATGGAAAGAACATTAAAAGATAGAAAGTACAGTATTACTGGACTATTCAAGCACATCGGGGCTGGTAATAAGCTACATGTCCCATTGAGGTGCTACACTGCCAATTCAGTAACTACCGAATGCACAAGGCAAAACCGTTATGAGGGTTGCGACCCTATGAACAACAAGTTTGCAACCACTAAGAAAGAGAAGGTAGGGCATATAACTATTATTCAAAGATATTGATGAATAATCTTACTATTTCTGAATTGGGCGGTATCATTGCTGATTTCGTCCGCGTTGGCTATAATGCTGCTGTTGCGGACTACGACCCGCCACAAGACAATCTAAGGCTTTCAGAAGTCAAGAAATGGCTTAAATTCAGAAAGATAGACTTTAAGACGTTTCAAGAATTAGAGAAACAAGGGCTAATCCATGCTCGCAAGGGTGATGCGGTAAACTCTCCTTTATATTACTCAAAGAAAGAGATACAAGAAGCATTTGCGACAATGAGATTAAACCGATTAATAATAACTAATGAGCTAAGTGATTATGAAAGAAGAGAATGATAAGGAATTTATGGATAACCCTAATTTATCCATATTCAATAAAGTTCGTAAAGTTCCCGATAATGCGTTAAAGCAGATAAACGCAGGTAGGCTAAAGGGTATGTCTGACGTTAACCCCGTATGGCGTATTCTTGCAATGACTGATACATTTGGCGTTTGCGGTGTCGGTTGGAAATACGAGATAACCAAGCAATGGACAGAAACATACGGCAACGAAATCAAAGGGTTTTGTAACATCAATATGTTTATAAAGGTTGATGGCGAATGGAGCGATGCTATCCCTGGCACAGGAGGTGCTTCATTCGTGGCTATGGAAAGAAATGGTGCATACGTTTCTGACGAAGTCTACAAAATGGCTCTAACAGATGCCCTTTCTGTTGCTATGAAGTCTATTGGCGTAGCTGCTGATATTTACTTTTCAAAGGGTGCAGACCTTGGTACAAAGTACGCCATTAACGAACAGGCTGCAAATGGTTCTCTTCCTACGCAGTCAACCGACCCTAATCTGGAGTTAATTCTTGCAGACATCAAAGCTACAAGAAATATGGACGAGTTGAGTAAGATATGGCACGAGTGCTCGGCATATCAACCTAACCCAATATTTAGTGGCGCAGTTAGCGCACGTAAAAAAGAATTACTATGATAGAGTTAGTAGATAGCCAAGTGGCATTCAATCAAGAAAAGCACACGTATTCACTGAATGGAATAGTATTAAAGGGGATAACTGGGATGATTAAGTCCCAGCTATTCCCCGATATGTACAAGGACATTCCGCAATATATTCTTGATAAAGCTGCTGAACGTGGTACAATGGTACATGAGAGTATCGAGTTATTCGATGCAGGTTTTGAGCCAAAAGACACCACTCCCGAGCTTGAGAGTTACAAGCGTATCAAGCGAGAGAATGAACTCACAACGCTTGCAAATGAGTATATCGTAACGGACAGAGAGCATTTTGCAAGCGCAATAGACCTCGTATTATGCAAGGGTGAAGATATTATCCTAACTGACCTCAAAACCACTTATACGCTGAACAAAGAGTATGTGCGATGGCAGTTAAGCATATACGCCTATCTCTTTGAGCTGCAAAACCCCGAGTTAAAGGTAAGCAAGCTATATGCACTTTGGTTACGTGATGATAAGTCGGAGTTCGTAGAAATAAAACGTGTCGAATCCGACACCATTAAGAACTTGCTGCAATGCGAGGTTGAGGGGCGCAAATTCAACACCCCAGCAGGCAGAGCGGACAGTATGCCGTCTGAAATCAAGCAGGCAGAAAAGGCGGTATATACGCTCGTACAGCAGATAAAAGAGCTTAATGCACAGAAGGATAAACTTTCAAAGGGACTATTAAAACTCATGCAAGATAACGATGTGAAAACCTACAAGGGCGAATATATCACGCTATCACGCAAGGCAGCAAGCACCCGTGAGGATATAGACAAGAAGAAACTCAAGGATGAATACCCCGAGGCGTATGCAGCTTGCATGAAGATAACGAACATTAATGAATCATTACAAATCAGATAAGACAATGGCAAATCAAATTATTGGTAAAGTGTTCCAAATAGGGGACACTAAGGAAATAAAATCAAAAGATGGCAGTAAAACCTATTACAAGCGAGAGTTAGTATTAGATGCTACCCGATTTGATGGGTTGACAGGGCAGCGTGGGTATGATAATTATCCATCGTTCGAGTTCAGCGGTGATAATTGTCAGATATTAAATCAGTTCAAGCAGGGCGACATAGTTGTGGTATCATTTGACCTACAAGGTACGAAGTATGAGAAAGACGGACAAACACGTTTCTTTACCAGCGTTCGTGGCTATAAGGTTGAGTTGAAACAATCAAGCCAACCACAACCACAATATCAGCAACCCACACAACCTACCTATCAACCCCCACAGGTAGAAGATGACACCCCATTCTAATGGTTTACGACACATCCAACCCACTCGATAAGGCTAATTTTCTGCTACGTGCAAAGAAGTTAGCCGAGAGTGGAAAAATAGTAGAACTGACCGAGAAAAAGCCAAGAAGAAGTTTACCGCAGAACAAGTATTTGCACGTTCTCCTTGCTTATTTCGGTACGCAGACTGGTAACACTCTTGAATGGGTTAAGCAGCAATATTATAAGAAACTCGTCAATCCCGATTTATTTATCCGAGAAAAAGAAGATAAATATTTGGGCAAGATAAAAGTTCTTAGAAGTAGTGCCGACCTTGATACAAGTGAATTTAGCCTATCTGTCGAAAAATTTAGAAATTGGGCTTCACAAGAAGCAGGTATCTATCTTCCGAGTGCTGATGAATACATCATTATTCAGCAGATGGAAATCGAAATCGAAAAAAACAAAGAATACTTGTAACTCACTTTTTTTCATAATAAGTTTTTAATTGTTCAGATCGTGGGGAAGCGTCCCCACACTTGCTTTGGTGGCGGAATTGGTAGACGCACATACTTTTAATCGAAGTTGCATAGTGTAATGGTAGCACACGTCAGTTAATCGAGACGTAGAAGAAGCGAAGTACAAGCTGGTGGGTTCGAATCCCTCTGCGAAAAGATTAGGATATGATTTAGACGTAAATGCAGGTTCGACTCCTGCCCAAAGCACAATTTTTGTAACTCATAATATTTAATAGTTTATTTTCACAGCCTCACAGCGGTGGGGCAAACCGATGTATGGTGTAATGGTAGCACAACAGATTTTGGTTCTGTCAGTGGTGGTTCGAGTCCGCCTACATTGACTTAAATTTATAATTATGGAAAGAATAACATCAGCAACGATTTTCAAAGCGTTTGACGGAACAATTTTTGAATCGGAAATAAAATGCAAAGAATACGAGAAGAAGAGGAAAGAGTTTTTGAATAGGATAAAATTCTTTTTGGTAAGACATTCTCCTGACTTGACAGAAACGGGGCTTTTTACAAGTGGTTTGCTTATAGCAGTTTATTCAACAGAGGAACTGCAACAAGAGATAGTAACAAACTATTGTATAAAGAAATTCGGATATTTAGGAGAATCTGTGCAAGGGTATGGATTTCAGACTTATTTCAGTGTTTCATCGATAGACTTTGAAACCTATTTGAACGGTGTAATTGAGGAGTGGAAGGGCAAACGCCGCTATAACAAAATTGTTCTTAGTCCAAAAGAACTTGACGAGTTCAAAGGCATAGAAAGGTTTGATTATATGAAAGAATGGGGATTTAAGTAATGCCATATTACATCAAGAAAAAGAAAACAGACAAACCAAAGAAACGGCAAGCAAGCCAAGCTACTTTGGTAAAGAAGCTGGATAAGGTCTTTAGCCAGTATATCAGATTGCGAGATGCTTTCCCTAACGGCACATTCAGGTGTATTTCTTGTGGGAAGATAAAGCAATTTGAGCAAGCCGATGCAGGACATTACCACAGCCGCAGGCATATGAGTACTCGCTTCGATGAAGAAAACGTTTCAAGCGAGTGCCGAGCGTGTAATCGTTTCAGTGCCGACCACCTTATCGGGTATCGTGAGAACCTTATCAAGAAGATAGGAACGCAAAGATACCAAATACTTGAAGCGAAAGCGCATCAGATAAAAAAGTGGTCTTGCTTTGAACTTGAACAGCTGATTAAATATTATTCAGTTTTAGTCAAGAAATTGAGCGAAGAGAAAGGGATAAGGATATGATGTATAAACTTCGTGACTACCAACAAAAGGCTTCCGATACAGCGGTAGCCTTTTTTAATGATAAGAAAGCAAAGTATAAC